CCACCATCGTTTTTATATATGTTTAAATTAGCAACTATCAATGCTGAAAATGATTTAGGTAGTTGGTTTAAATATAAATTAGACGAAGTTGGTCAAGTATCTAGTAAAGAAATATTTGGTCAAGCTGAAGCTTTATCTGATTCTATAAATACAGGTAAAGTTAAAGCATCTGAACCAGTAGATACTGAAACTACTACAAATACTGAGGTTAATAATTCTAAAACACCTTGGTAACTATGGAGTACGAAGATTTTTTTAAAGTCTTTCCAGGCTTAACTCGGGCTTATGGCCAATTCTTTATTACAGAAAGCTATACTGCTCAATTGTGGAAAGAACACCTAGATGGTAAAACTGGTCTAGGTGTTATTCCTATAAATGAAAATAATCAATGTAAATGGGGTTGTCTAGATGTAGACGATTATTCAGTTGATATAGAAAAAATTAGCAAACAGTTTATTGAAAAAAATTTAATAGTTTGTAGATCAAAGTCAGGCGGAGCACATATATTTATATTTACTAAAAAACCAGTAAGTGCTTCATCAATGATAAATAAACTTAAAGATATTGTTAAAGCATTTGGATTTGTTAAATACGATTTAAGACCTCAACAAACTAAATTAATTAATAAAGAAGATGTAGGTAGCTGGCTTAATATGCCTTACTTTGGTGGAAGTCAAACTGATAGATATGCTTTATATGATGGCGAAGTACTTACGCCTGATCTTTTTGTTAAATGGGTTAACAAATTTTCAGTAGAAAGTTTAGATGAAATTGATTTAAAATTTATTAAAAAGTTAAATAAATCAAACGAAATATTACCAGGTGGTCCTCCTTGTTTACAACAATTATTATCTCAAGGTGCATTAGGAGAAGGTGGTAGAAATAATGGTTTATTTAATATAGGAGTTTATCTTCGCAAAAGATTTCCTGAAGAATGGCAAGAGAAGTTAGAAGAATATAATGATGAATATCTTGATCCACCATTAAAACCTAGAGAATTTACTACAGTATTAAATAGTTTAGATAAAAAAAGTTATAATTATAAATGTAAAGATTCACCAATTAATTCAGTATGTAATAAAACTAAATGTTTAACTTGCGAATATGGTATTAATGATGAGGGAACAATGCCAGTTCTTAATAGTATTACTAAAATTTTAACTAATCCACCTCAATACTTTTTAACTTTAAGTGAAAAAAAGATAGGTCCATTATCTAGTAAACAAATTTATAGTTTTATAGATTTTAAACAAGTTGTATTTGAAAA